TGGTAGCAAAACATTTGAAACTATAAGTAATGGTGTTAGAATATTGTCAGGTTCAGGCACAGGGGGTAATTTAAGTTTTGGATCAGCAGGTGGTACAGGTACAATCGAACCCAATCAGGCTTCAGGCACAAATGAGTCTGGTGGTAGTTTACAACTATATGGTGGTAGAAGTACAGGTAATGCAGCAGGTGGAGATATACAATTTTATGTCGTACCAGCAGGAACCTCAGGTAGTAGTGTAAATAGTCCTAGTCAAGTAATGCACATCGAAGCATCATCACAAAATATAGGCATAGGCACCACGAGTCCATCGGCTACTTTAGAAGTGGCAAAAGGAAGTGAGGGAGATTATTTAATAGTTGGTGGAGACAATTCATCAAATGGTAGAGCATTAGTTTTTTCTTCATCTACTGCAACATCAAATGGTGCTAAACATACAATTAGAGCACAATCAGGTAATGGGCAAATTGCTTTTAAAACAGGAACAACTGAAGCATTATTATTAGACAGTTCGCAAAACGCAACTTTTGCAGGTAATGTAGCAGTTGGCGATGGTAGTGCAAGTAGTCCTAGTATTACTTTTAGTGGCGACACTGATACAGGTATATTTAGGACTGCATCAAATGCAATAAATTTTGGTACAAATGGTGCTGAAAGAATGAGACTGACAAACACAGGTCTAGGCATAGGAACAACAAGTCCTGCTATAAAATTAGATGTTGATGCAGGGGCGAGTGATAATGTTGCAAGGTTTACATCAACAGATTCAAATGCTAGAATATTAATTGCAGACAATGATGATATAATGTACGTAGGTACACAATCTAACCAATTTTATATAGGCCCTGATGATAGTGCAACAGGTAACAATTTAATTATTGACAGTTCAGGAAACGCAACCTTTGCAGGTAATATAAGTTTAGCAGATAGTGGTAGAGCAAGATTTGGTGCAGGTGGTGATTTTGCTATATATCATAATGGAACTGACACTTTTTTAGATAATTCAACAGGTGATTTAAAGATAAGGAATTTCGCAGATGATAAAGATATTATTTTTCAGTCAGATGATGGTAGTGGTGGTGTTACAGAATATTTTAAGCTCGATGGTTCACATACTAGAACAACTTTTGCAAAAGATATAAAACTTGAAGATAGTGTCAAAATTTTAGTAGGCACAGGCGAAGACCTAGAAATATTCCACGATGGGAATAGTGTAATTAGAAATCAAACTGCTGATTTATTTATTGACAATTATGCTGATGATGGAGATATTAAATTTAGAACTGATGATGGCACTGGTTCTGTAACAGAATATATGAGATTAGATGGTGGCAATTCAAATATTATAGTGTCAAAAGAAATGAGGTTTGGTGATGGTGTTCAGGCTCAGTTTGGTGCAAGTAACCATC